GAGGATATTTACTACCAGGTGAAACACCTAAAAAAGCATATAGACGAGTTGCTCACGCAGTTGCAATGCGTCTAAATAGACCTGATTTAGAAAATAAATTCTTTAAATATATTTGGAATGGTTGGATTGGATTGGCCTCTCCTGTTCTCTCTAATACTGGCACTGACCGTGGTTTGCCTATTAGCTGTTTTGGAATTGACACTCCAGATAGTGTTAGAGGTATTGGCCTTACTAACGCAGAACTTATGCGTCTTACTTCGTACGGTGGTGGTGTGGGAATTTCCCTTAGCCGAATCCGACCAAGAGGTGCCTCTATTACCGGAAACGGCAGATCAGAAGGAGTAGTACCATGGGCTAAAATCTATGATTCTACTATCATTGCCACTAACCAGGGCTCTGTTAGAAGAGGAGCTGCTTCAGTAAATTTAGATATCAACCACAAAGATATTCACGAATTTTTACAAATCCGTAGACCAAAAGGTGATCCTAATAGACAATGTCTTAATCTACACCAATGCGTTGTTGTTGATGACGCGTTTATGAAGCGCTTAAATGATCGCGACAGCGATGCTATGTCACTTTGGTTAGAGGTGCTTAAATCACGCGTAGAGACCGGAGAACCATACATTATGTTTAGCGATAATGTCAACAAAGACAATCCATTGGCGTATAGGATGAATAATCTTGATGTTTCAATGACTAACATTTGTACTGAAATTACTTTACATACAGACGAGGAACATTCATTTATTTGTTGTTTATCTTCTCTTAATTTAGCCAAGTACGATGAGTGGAAAGACACTGACTTGGTAGAAACATCTATCTATTTTTTAGATGGTGTAATGGAGGAATTTATCCAGAAAACCAATGGTAAAGAATCTATGATTAGATCTCACCGCCATGCTAAAAAAGGTAGAGCACTAGGATTAGGGGTAATGGGTTGGCATACTTTTCTACAACAGAAGAATTTACCATTTAATTCAATTGCTTCAACAGCATGGACACACACTATTTTTAGCCAAATTAAAACTCAAGCTGAAGCTGCTTCTCGTAAAATGGCAGTTGAGTACGGTGAGCCACTTTGGTGTAAAGGAACAGGTACAAGAAACACACACTTGTTAGCTATTGCCCCTACTGTTTCTAACTCGCGCATCAATTCATGTTCAGCAGGTATTGAACCTCAACCAGCAAACGTTTATGTTTTCAATGGTGCTAAAGGAACATTTATTGTTAAAAACCCAGAATTAGAGACATTACTTGAATCTAAAGGACATAATGTAAGTAAAGTATGGGACCAAATTCTAGCAGATAATGGTTCAGTACAAAATTTACCTAGTTCAATATTGAGTGATGAAGATAAAGAAGTATTTTTAACTTTTCCTGAAATTAACCAGTTGGCTTTAATTCAACAAGCTGCGGCTCGCCAACGCTATATTGACCAAACCCAATCACTTAATGTATCATTTGATCCAACAGATTCACCAAAATGGATCAATCAAGTTCACATAGAGGCATGGAAACTAGGAATTAAAACACTTTACTATCTGCGTACTGATTCAGTAATTAAGGGAGATCTTGGGTCTCGTACCGTAGATTGCGTTTCTTGCGATGGGTAGTAATATGTATAATTATAATAAAAAATAAAACAATGGAATTTTTAAAAAAACTTTGGAACTGGTTACTAAGTCAAACAACAATAGATGAACAAGTTGAAGCTAAAGTAGCTGAAGTTAAAAAAGAAGTAGCCGATGTAGTAAAAGCTGTTAAAGTAGTAACTAAAGAAACTAAAGACGTAGTTAAAACTGTTAAGCCAAAAACTCCACGTAAACCAAAAGCTTAAGAATAGTTTTATTTAAAGCAACTTTTTATAAGAGAGAGCATTAGTGCTCTTTTTTTTATATTTATTAATGAACTAAAATCTATAAATTATGAAAACACCTATTACTTTTGAGCAATTTTCAAAAGATCCTACAAAAGGCCTACTGTTTTTAGTAATTGTTGCAATAGGTTATTTATATATTGATATTAAATTAAGTAATTCTAATTTAATAGGCAAATATGACGATCGTGTAGCAGGCCAAGACCAAAAAATTGAGCTATTAACAGAACATGTTCGTAAAAGTGATTCTACTTTAGGATATATGATTAGTAAGGTTGAAATGTTTCAAATTATGAAATAATGAATACTAAAAAAACATATATTATAGGTATAGTTTCTATTATTTTAGCTACTACCATAATTTCAGTTACGGCTCAAAAACCCAAAGAGCCTAAAATTGATGAAGTTGAGTTCTTACTTCAAAAATCAAAAGAACAAATAAAAAAAGCCACTAAAATGGCTAAAGCTATCGATAAATCTACTACAGAGAAGGTTGTTGCAATGGAGGAGTCTATCCAAACGTTACAAGAAGAAAAACTAACTTTAACAACACAACTAAATGAAGTCAAGGCTATCATCGATTCTGTTTCTCCTTCCTCTACTCCTTTTGAGCTCGAGTCTGACGGCTCAAACTAAATACCCTTACGAGTTAATTAAAGGCAAAGATACAACTGTGACTTTACTTAAGTCACAGGCTGTTTATCTTAACCAAACTATAGCTAAACAAAAAGCTAAAATTAACGAAATTAAAACTGAGTATGATTCTACTAAAGCCGAATATGATGTTTTAGATTCTAGTTTTAATGAACTTCATACTTACGCCGGTCAAAAAAGTGCTAAAGTAACTGAATTAGATTCAATTATAAAAAATCAAAAACCAGTTATTAAAATTGATACTGTAGTAGTAACTAAGGAAATTCAAGTTCCTAGTTTACCTCCTATTAAAGGTTTATCAAGATGGGGTATGAGTTTTTCTAGAGGTTCTTTAAATTCATTTAGCGATTTAAGAAGTGAATCTATTGAAGCTATAGAAGGTAGTACCCAATCATTAACATATTCCCCAGATAAACATTGGGAAGCTAGAGGTATACTAACTCAAGGTACTATTAGGGGTATTAGAACCACCCCAATAGAAGGTACTCAAGAATTTGGAGCTACACTTTACTCAGCTGAATTAGTTTTAGCTTATAACTTATCAAATTATAATGATGGGGGAATTACAGTCTATGGGGGTAATGGATTTACTCATGCTCATCGTTATTTAACTTCGGCAAGTAATCCACAATATCCTTTACTTGAAATAAATGGTGCAGGAGGTGTTTGGGCAACCTATACTACTTTAGGAGGAGAAGTATACATTAATTTTACTAAATCTGTAAAAGCATTTGGTGGTACTAAAATGAGTGTTTATTCAACAGATGATTTAGATGCTTGGGCTTCTTATGATAAAGGCGGTCCAGACATCATACAATATACTTACGCTGGTCTCGCTTTTAGATTTAGTAAGTAATATTTATAATAAACGTTTTGCCTAATAGTTGCATTTAACTAACTTAAATTTAAATTATGGCATTTTCAGATATTTTCAAAGACAAAAGTGATTTTAACGAAAAAACTATCGTAGGGTTTTTATCATTCACAGTTATGGCTATTTTTGCCGGAGCTGACGTAGTAACAGGTATTATGGGTAATCATCTTATAATCAGTGATACAATTTTCAATTCATTCGTAATCATTACATTAGGTGCTTTCGGTATTGCTGAAGCAGGTAAGATTTTTGGTGGAAATAAAAAAGAAGAATAATTATGAGCTTAAAAAGTTTACAAGAGAAGATCGGAGTAGGTGCAGACGGTGCATTCGGTCCAGGTACAATGAAAAAAGCAATGGAGTTTTACAAACTTACTCCAGTTAGAGCAGCACACTTCTTTGCTCAAACAGCTCACGAGACAGGTGGTTTTAAAGCCTTTTCAGAAAATTTAAATTACTCAGCTCAGGGTCTACAAGGTATCTTTGGGAAATATTTTCCAGGTACTCTAGAAGAATCTTATGCTCGCCAACCCGAAAAAATCGCTAACAGAGTTTACGCTGATAGAATGGGTAACGGAAACGAAGCCTCAGGAGACGGATTCAAATTCAGAGGTAGGGGAGCTCTACAATTAACAGGTAAAGCTAATTACGAGGCATTTGCTAAGTACTTAGGTAACGATGAAGTTTTAAAAAATCCAGATACAGTTGCTACAAAATACGCTTTTGAATCAGCAATGTTCTTCTTTGAAAGAAATAAGCTATGGACAATTTGCGATAAAGGTATCAACGATGCTGCTATCTTAGAACTTACAAAACGTATCAACGGTGGTACTCATGGTTTAGAAGATAGAAACGCTAAAACTAAAAAGTATTACGAATACGTTAAATAAACTATTATGAAACTAAGCCTCCCACTACTAGCTATCACATCATTTACCGCAGGTATAACCTTTTTGTGTTCTTATTTTTATGATATAACAATGTCTAACTATGAGCAATATCTAGCTATAGTGGGGGTAATGTTTTTAGATGGTATCTTTGGTATGATTGCTGGTACTAGAAAAGAAGGATTTCAAACTCGTAAAGCAATTAAAGTACTAAGAAACACCGTTGCGTGG